GGGGAGCATCGGGGGTGGGCAACTTGTCGGGATTTTCGACAGGTTTGGTCTTGGCGCGTTCCAGCTTTTCTCGCATGGCATTGAAGGCTTCAATGTAGGCAAGCTTCATGCCGAGGGCCTTCTTGCCCGTGTAGCCCATGACAAGAAGGATGAAGCCGTCAAAGTAGACGGTGAAGTACGTTTCTTCACGTTTTGCACCATTGCCGATTTTGACGGTTCGGGATATCTCCCCAAAATTGGGGGCATGAAATTTTTCCGGCGTTTCCGCGCAGATACGGCGAATGTCTCGGCACACATGGTCATGCCTCTTTCCGAAGTGTTCAGCGATGTCAAGGGAGGTTGTGGCGGGGCGGTTGTCAACCAGTGCCACAGTTGGGGAGGCGAGCATTTCTGCTGCGGTCATGGGAAACTCCTTTTGTCTTTCGATTCGCGTTGGCCGGACGCAAAAAAGGCCGAGGAACTCGAAACCGCAAAAGGCACGGCTGGGGCATTACTGCTACCCAATTCCTCGGCCAATATGTGCGTGAGTATATCACGCCATAGGGCACGAAAAAAGCCATTGACATACGGGAATGGCACCGCCTTTTGGAGTTTTCGAGGCTCCGTGCAGTCACAACGCCACTTTTTTTGGGATATGTCAAGTTTTATTTTTTTAATATTCTCAGTATATTTGAAAAAAATGATGACTTGGATTCTTTTTGTTGTTTTTCTTTTTCTAAATCATCTATAATATTTTTTACAGAAATTGTGGCTGTCATGTCATGTAGATTGTCTTGTTGATAAAAGGGGCCTTTAAAATTATTCATATTGAAAAAAGGACACATCGTCACACCGCACTCTTGTGCGTGTGCTAAAAACATTTTAGCATAGTCTCCGCCTATTTTTTTATAACCAAAACCTCTCGCATGTTTACATGGTATTATAAATTTTATATTATTTCGTATACCGTCACTTTGCCAAAATCCATAAATTATATCCTCTGTAAGACATGATTCTACATGGCCTGCCAGTTCTTTCAGATTGGTAACACATTCTACCGGTTGAAGCATCTGAGAACGAGATATTATTTCATTTTTATAATAATATGTGGCTGATTTCCACCCAGCAGTTGTTTGAAGACAAGCATAGAGAACAGCGAAATCGTTTAAAGATGGTTGAAAAAGTGCAATAAAATTATCATCTTTCTCATAGTGAGCAACTTTTTGTAGTAATTGTTTTAGATTTCCCCATTTTTTTGACTTTGGAGAGAGAAACAAAATGGCATAATGGTAAACATGCCGTAATTCTGGCGGCAAAAACTGTAAAGCATTTGACTTTTCCTCCATGGCGGCCTGCACCGGATGGGGAACAGAGTTTTTTTTTATCATTATTGAGCGTCCTGTCGGCTGTGTATGTCGTACGCCTGCTGGATGTACTGGCTACGGCGCGAAAGTTGTCAGCGATGTTTTCAAGAAATTATTCAAAAGCCCCGCCGAAGCGGGGCCACATTGAAGTCACTATTATTCAAAAAGTAATACTTCGCCATCGACTATTACAGAGTTCATCATAAAACCGCGAGGTATAGCGCGAATGGTGAGTGTTTGACCCTTTTTTAGCTTCCGTAGGGAGGGATCTGTTTTACTGAGATATATTTGAATACCCTCAAATCCAAATTCATCTGTAGAAATTTTTATATAAGGCTTTCCCATAGCGTCTTTAGAAAGTCCAGAATTTTTTACTTTTAATAAAACAGGTTTACCTTTAAAATCTTCATCTGCTACCACTTCATTATCGTCATAAATTGTCCATAAGTCTTTGGGGCTGATTTCATAACCCATAATTTTTTCTAAGAGTTTTCCTACTTCCTCATTAGGTGCTTGAAGAAAAAGACCTTCAGGGTTTTTCCCTCCATAGGCCGCATATGCTAATATACCATCTCCCGTCTTTTTATTGGGTGCATAGAAAGCCATACAAACTTGTTCAACTTTATTGTTTTCTTGTATTTGCTTGGCACTTTCCAATATGTTTTTTTCTTCAAAAGGTAGATTCGGATCGGTATCCTTGCATATTGCTGTTACAAATCTATCAGGAATTACCATAAACAGGTCACATTGTTGCGCGTAAGCAATTTGTGACATGGCAAAAATGGTAAAACATGAAATCAATAACAATACTTTTCTCATTTTCCTTCCTTCCTTTTTAATGCTCTCCACCCCCAAGGGGGGATGGAGTTTTTATTTCCTCTCATTCACCACCCGCACGCTGTGCGACCAGTGCCAGCCCCAGTTGTCGGCGTAACGTTGCGCCGTGGGCTTGTCGTGCAGGATGAGCATGTTTTCCGCATTCCGTTCCTGCGCCGCTTCGGTGAAATTGTACGAACCTGTCACGGTACGCATGATATCCACTACCATGATCTTGTTGTGCATGAGCTGATGCTCACAGTCATACCGCACTCCGACGCCATGTTTCCGCAAGCGATGCCCCTGCCCTTTCCGGGCACGCCACTGGTTTTTGTCAAGTACGACCCATACCTTGACATTGCGCTGCCGGGCGCGGATGAGTGCGTCGGCAATGGGGGCGCTTGTGAGCGTGTATGCCGCAACACGCACGGTCTTCTGTGCGCTGTCTATCAGTTCAATCAGGTTGCTGTCGCAGTCGGCTCCCGGCGTAAAACACACGGCCACAGCCGGATGCTCCGGCGCGGCAAGGGCGGGAGAGACAAGAAAGAGCAGGCAAAACAACACGGCGCGCATATCACCGCATACCGTTAACCCTCGCGCGGGGCAACAAAAAAGCCTTGCCTCATTCCTCCGGAATGTCTATTAAAAAGGCGTCGGGCCGGTGAGCCAACACCAACCCGACGGACACGGCGCGTTATACGCGCTCCCATATGTTACGCGGTTTTTACCTACATCATGTTTACGCCCCCGCCCGGTGCCAGCCGGACGGGGGCCTTTGTTTTACCTACACCGGGACGAAGCCCGGAGAGCCAAGCAAAGGAACGTCAGCAACGCCAAGATGATGAGAGACGGCAGGCTTTAAACGCAAAAATCCCCCCGATGCCCGGAGGCAAAGGGGGGATGAAATTTCGGTGCCTTGGACACATATTCCGGACACATTTTAAGCCAATTTTGGGCACATTTGGCACATTTTGTATTCATAATAATATATTATTTCATATAGTTATATTGCAGAGCCTCCGGCTCATAACCGGCAGGTCGCAGGTTCGACCCCTGCAGGGCCCACCAGATATTTCAGGCACTTACTGCATAGCGGTAAGTGCCTCTTCTTTTGGGCACATATTTTTGGACACATATTCGATTGGCGGCAAGCTCTCAATAGCTTGCCTTTTTTGTTTGTCCAAGACATACTGGTAGTGGGTTAAAAGCATCGTGGGATTACTATGTCCCATCAAATTTGCCACCGTTCCAACATCCGCTCCTGCCGCAATAAGCTCTGTTCCGAAAGCGTGGCGCAAATCATAAGGACGAATACGACGCGTGATCCCTGCTCGCTGTAACATCCCTGCCCAAGCCTTTTTTATGCTTTGGATTGGCTTGCCATGATAGTGTACGATATAAGGTGCCGGGCTGTCTTTGTCTTCTTCCTGCCATGCTCTAAACACAGGTAGAAGTCCCTCTCTGATAGGTACTTCTCTCCAAGGAGAATTTATATTTTTTTTTGAACCGTGGACTCGTAAAATTCTCCTTTCAAAATCGACATCGTCCCACGTTAATTGCATAAGCTCTGATGGACCGACTCTTACACCAAATTGAGCACCTAAAATAATTACTCGAACAATATGCGCTGGTGCAGCCATAAGCATAGCCTGAATTTCTTCAGGTGAAGGAGGAATAAATTTCTCGTATTTTCCAGTCGGAAGCTTTGGAAATTTTGGCATGATACAATATCCTTGGTGTTCGCACCATTTGAATAGTGTTTTCAATGTAGAAATCCTTTTTTTTATAGTGACAGTTTTTACTCCTGTTGCAGTTGTAAGTTGAGCAATATGTGTTATGTCATCATAATCTATACTGTGTATTGATTTGGTTCCAAATATTTGCAAAGGGATACGCATTCCTTCCATTTGCCACCGTATCCCTTTTGGTTTAAACTGTTTTTCTCTTAAATAGAGCAGGAAACAGGCCTCCAGTGTTAATTCTGTTGACTCTTTTTCCTCCTTCTCTTCTCCTTGAAATGACTCCCTCTCGAACTTGATACGGTGTTTGATGAGGGAGTCATGCTTTTCCGCCTCCAGTTGGGTAGCGAAGTTTGCGCACTCACGCTTTCCGGTCAGCGGATTGTTCCAGTAGCATTGCCACGGCGATGCGCGGCCTTTCCGGTAACGAACGGCCATGATGAACCTCCATCATGTGCCAATGTGCCCGGTGAGAGACTACTGGACACGCTGGCTTGTAGTCAAATTATATACATCAGCGGGAGACATATCCGCCAGGGAAATAGAGGGAGCGCTCGGTTTTGGAACACGTTGCTTTCTCGGCTGTGGCTGAGCTGCGGCATACATTTGGAGAATAACATCTCTTACCCTGGATTCCGGCCAGCGATACCCCCGAGAGCGGCCTGCTCCCCAATCAATAGGGGCAATACCATGTTCAGACATAATAGAAACGGCCACACCGGGACTTGTCCCCAGCATGGCCGCCAGTTCTCTTTTTTTGAGAAGTCGTTCTGTCATAAGATTACTCCATATAGGGCAATGTCTTCATAAATTTCTGTGCCGTGTACCGCGACGGCGGGGTCAAGCGCCTCAAGCTGGCGCGAGAGTGTGTATGCCGACTGCTGGAGCCAGCGCCATTCGTTGCCGTGGGCGAAGAGCGGGCAGGTATTGAGGCAATCCCACACAAGCAGCTCTGCGGCGTAGATATAGCCGCCCCACGTCAGAAACTTGGTGTTGTCGTCGGGCGAAGCCAAGCTTGCAAGAGCATCTGCCATGCGGTGAAACATGGCGTCCAGGTCACGGCGTGCGCCTGCGGACAGTTTGCGGTGTTTGGTGGTTATCTCCGCTGCGGCCTCGCTCCAGCGTTTGACCTTGGCGACCTGCTTTTCCAGCGCGCTAAGACCGCGCACATCGATGATCGAGGGGTCGATGCACACGCCGATGGCGGTGAGCGCCTGCACGCAGCGGGTATGTTGGAGGGCGGCGGCAGGGTCAGTTTTCATGAGAGGTCTCCACGGCTTTTCTTGCGGCCTCCCGCCAGCATTTCCGGCAATCATAGTCATACGGACATGCATCGCAGAAAAACCCTCCCCTCATTTCCCTGAGAGGATGGTATTCTACTTCTGGTTTCTTCCAGCAATTTTCAGCCAGCCAATCAGCCTCCTTTTCCAGCCGTTCCACCTGTGCCCGTAGGCGCAGGATTTCGTCGATGTCGGCCATGACCACATCGGGGGAGTTGGCGGCGATGTGAGCGGCGTTGCAGCCCGATATACCGGGGTCGCACATCTTTTCCTTTTTTCTGCTCTCAATTTGTTCAGCTTCGGTTGCCCCATACATAGAGCATTGCAGGATTTGTGCGCCCTTTATGCCGCAAAAGTCAGCATACACAACCCACCAGTCATGTGGTTTTCTGCCAAAAAGTCTCTCAACATTATCGTTATTTGCCCAAGGCCCCGGCGTCGCCTTCGAGGCAAGCTCACGGCGGGCAAGGAGGGCTTCGGTTGTGCGGTCAGTCATGGTATTTCTCCTCCGGCTCAGGGATAGGCCCGGCCCATTCTCTGTAGGGCTGAGGTTCATACTCTGTCATATCGCAACCCACATCCACGATATGGATTCTCTTTCCATAATCGCGTACCCAGTACCACCCCGGCTCTTTCGGTGGCTCCTTCGACCAGCGCAGGCGGCGCGGGGATCGCGCCAGAGTATTCCATTTTCTGACGGCCCCTTCTTCCGTTTCCGCAACGGGGCCAGTCAAGCGGCATCTCCTAGTGTCACACGCTACATACGCGAATGTTTCATGCTCAACCATGCGTGGATACGGGTCTCCACATGCCGGGCACGGCTTCAGCTTTTCAGGCATAGAGCCTCCTGTTCCATCTCCTGTTCAACCGCAATCCGGGCATGTTTCATGCGGCACGCTTCCAAAAAAGGGCGACCCTTTTCCGGGGTGTTTTCTCGCGGGCAATTTCTGGGATTATCAGGACAAGTCAGGCATGGTGATTTGGCGAGGTATATCGCAACTCTTGCTTCGAACTCTGCGGCATCCTTCCAGTCCTGATTGCCAGCATCATTTTTGCACCATTCAGCGTCGGTCAGCATTTTCCCTCCGCGCGTTGTGTCCGGTCGCGCCCCGGATGAAGTTACTCTACCCCCGGCATCACCCGCTGGAAGCAGGTTTCCGGGGTCAATGATTGCCAGGTGTTCCCCTCGGTGGTCTTTCCATCGGGCCAGCCATTGTTCAGGGCGGCAACCGTTGCGCCCCTCAAGCACGGCCTGAATCTCGCGCCTCATGGACAGGGAACGCGCAAGGACGGTCATTCCGGGTTTCAAGAGCATGGCGCACTCCGACAGACTGTAAACAACGCAATCTGTTCGTCCGGCAAAAGCACAACATAGCGGTTTCGTCTTTTACAAATAAAAAGGGCGTCTTTTTCGACACCCCCTTTGTATTTATCCCACACTTTGACCTTGTCTCCGAACTTGAATACCTGTCCTGATGGATTTGGGTCATATACGGTGTCGCAGAATTGTTCATTTCCCTCATAGGGGATGCAGTATTTTCTGAAATCTGAACCTGTAGTGGCATAGGGAAAATCTTCAATGCCCGAATAAAAACCGAAAAACGCCGCACGCCATGGCTTATGTATTTCATCCCGTACCAGAACTCGCTGGAAGGGCTTGAATTGTTCGGACATGCGCACTCCTTTGCCCGGCGCGGGCTCGGACTACCGGCGTCGGGCGGTTTGGCTGATTTGGCCGGGCTACGACGCCGCCCGGCGGGGCTTTCTCGGAGAGAGGGGGAAAGGATAAGGACTCTTTATGCTATGCCCCGCCGTTGCTCTTTACTCCGGCTACCGAGTGTCACCGGAGTCTCCACGGACGCGGGAGTAAAATTACCGGATTTGCAGGCTGTAGGTCGTTGCCAGTTCACAGCCCGGAATGGTCTTCCCTGCCTTGAGGTCAGTCTTGATGGCCGTCTTGTCCGGCTCGCGGGAGACTTTCTCGCGCACATATTCAGGCGGCAGACTGTCCACCATTGCGGTGACGGACACGCTCTCGGAGGCGCGCACGGAAAGCGTATAGGAATTGCCCGCGACTTTTTTCACGCCATGCTCCTGCATGGTGTCCATGTAGCGGCCCTTGAGGTAGGCAACGCGGTTTTCCTTGGTTTTGGCCTTGGCCGCGAGGCGTTTTGATTCCTCTTTCATGGCCTCGGCGCTGGCCGTTTCCAACCGGATAAACTGGGCGAAGCCGTCCACCTTGGCGGCTTCCGCGACGCCAAGTTCATCCAGGTAGTCTTCCATGACCTGCCGCTGTTCGTCGGTCAGTTCCTCATCGGGAATGTCCAGCATGGCGGCGATTTCCGCCTGAATGTCTGCAAAGTTCGGCATGTGTTCTCCATCAAAAGGGAATATCCTCAAAGTTTTCGGACGATTCGGGGGTCGACTGGTTCTGTCCGCCGTCGTCCTTGCGGCGGTCAATGAACTGGACGCGCTCGGCACGGATTTCCGTGGTGTAGCGTTTCTGTCCTTGCTGATCCTGCCATTCCCGCGTTTGAAGCTTGCCCTCGACGTAGACAAGGCTTCCCCTGGAGAGGTACTTGCCGCAGTTTTCCGCGGCCTTGTCCCAGACGACGACGCGATGCCATTCCGTCTTGCCCTGCCTGTTACCGTTGCGATCCGTGTAGCTTTCATCCGTGGCGACATTCAGGGACGCGCAGGCCTTGCCAGACTGCGTGTGCCTGATTTCCGGGTCTCTTCCGAGACGACCGATAACCATTGCCTTGTTGAGCATTGCCCCTCCCTAAGAAAGATGGTCTTCCGCCGTTTCATGGACGGCGTTGAGGTAATCAGATATTTCGCTGCGGGTGAGTTCCTTGGATGACTGCACTTCACGCCCCAGAAAACTGGACAGCTCGCCAAGAATATCGTCACGCCCCTTGAAACCTCGTTCTGTCAAGGTCGCCATCAATGCCCTGAACATTTCTGGAGATGGCGCATCCGGGTTGTTTTCAACGGCCTGCTTCCGCACCTGCTGGATACGCTGCTTTTCCGCCTTCCGGCTTGCCGCCATGGCGGCTTCCCCGTCGTCATCGTCCTGCGCTATGCCCACCATGGCGGCAAGGGCGTAACGGCGGGCGTAGGTGAGGGCGCTGCCCATGCCCTGTACCCCTCCCATACGGTCGGGAGGCAGGGAAATTTCACCCGCGATCCATTGGCCGGAGTTGTGCATCAGAGTTGTACGGATACGCATGGACTTGTCATCAGGCATGACGGCCTGCACGAACGCCAGACCGTTTTCCGACAGAGGAACACGGATAGCATCAATGACGGAAGCAAGGTCGGCATATTTACGGCGTCCGCCTTTCTGCCCCATGTCTGCGGTACTATCCTTCGCCGCAAACGTCATTTTGCCCTGCGCCGTTGCCAAAGCCTTTGCCAGTTCGCCTATTTGTTCACTCTGAAAAGCTGTTTCCATGATTCACCTCAACCGCCGTTCGGCGGGAACATTTGTTGTTTCCATGAGTTCTGCCGTCCGCATGTCATCAGCCGCCGGAATGGACAGGTAAAAAATAAGGGCCAGCGCCATGCACCAGCCCTCCCAGTTTCGCCACGGGAGGATTTCATCAAGCCACGTCATACGGTGCATGGCATGGACGGGACGAGGGTTCCGGGGCAGTCGATGCCGGGCTTCACACCGTAGTTATCGCGCGGCGTGGCCGTTTCGATGCTTTCAAGGTACTCATCAGAAGGCAGGAACGCGCAGGTTCCGGCCCCGGTGCAGTCACTCTCGGGGCCTACCAGTGTCACGGCACCGGCCCCCGCGTCGCCGTAGAACTCGGCATGACGGCACAAACGGCGTTCCATGAAGCCGTCGTCCATGGGGATTGCCACTTTTGCCGCTTCCTTCCAGTGCTCACAGTTGGCGCACACCATGTCATCCGGTTCCATCCAGTCTTTCCAGTCATTACGCAACATGGCGGGCCTCCTCCCTGAAAATTTCGAGTTCGTTCTGAACGGCAAGCCGCCTGTTTTGCGCGGCTTCATAGGCGGCGCGGGTACGGAACACGGCGGCGCATGATTCCTGCCATGCCGCATATGCCTGCATCTCCGCATTTTGCGCAGCAAAAAGCTTCCCTTCCAGCCTGATTTCATGATTGGTCATCCGAAACCTCCGTTTCCTGCATGAAAGAGCGCAGGGAATAACCTTTCCAGCGGCGCAGGCGGGCCATAACCTCGTCGAAGCGGCCTGAGTCACGGTAGACCATGCCGCGATAGCTGATCCTGATTTTGAACATGACCGGGCCTCCAAAAGAAAAGGCGGCCGGAGCCGCCCTGAAATTAATCTTGCCAGTATGCAACAGCATACGCCCTGATAAAATCAGCCGCCGCTGCGTAAGCGGCGGCGTGTGAGTTATCCCCGTGGGTTGCGCGGCATTGTGCCTGCCATTGCTCTAAATCCCCCCAGAAACAGCCACATTTGATCATGATTCGGTCGCGGTGTTTGACCGCGTATGTAATATCCAGACGTGAGCCTATCGGTCCAACGGCTAAAATATTTTTTGCGCCGTACAGGTCGGCGCCGCACAGGTCGGCGACGCGCAGGTTGGCGTCGTACAGGTTTGCGCCGTACAGGTCGGCGTCGCGCAGGTCGGCGTTGCGCAGGTTTGCGCCGTACAGGTTTGCGCCGTACAGGTCGGTGCCGCGCAGGTCGGCGCCGTACAGGTCGGCGTCGCGCAGGTCGGCGTTGCGCAGGTTTGCGCCGCGCAGGTTGGCGTCGTACAGGTTTGCGCCGCGCAGGTTTGCGCCGCACAGGTTTGCGGCGCACAGGTTTGCGCCGTACAGGTTGGCCCTTTTTCCCCCCTCTTCGTCGGCCAACCACTTTGCATGGCGTTGCAAAATCTGGATTTCTTCTTGTGTGAGTTCTCGCATGGTTACCTCGTTTGTAAATTTCGCTTCATTTCCTCCCCCGGAATCCGGGAGAGGTCGGAAACAAGATTCGGGTACAGGTATTTTATCTCCCCACCTTCCTTTGCCGAACGCGTCCGGCCCGATAATCTCTCATGATGGAGGTGGTAATGGACCCCGCCCAATACTCTTCCAAAGCATTTGCCGCCTGCTTTTTTGCGGCGGCAAATTCTTTGTTCCTGATTTCGGAAAGTTTTTTGATGTCACTTGCCATAATCCCTTCCTCCTTCAAAATAATGAAATTTTTCTTGGAACCCCGGACGCTCGTCACGCCCTTTGATGAACCACCCCGAACTTTTCCCCCGTTCGTTGAAAATATAATGATAAATATTTTATCATTAGTCAAGTAAAAAGATAAATTTTTTATCACATAAAAAAGGCCGCTCAAAAGGCGGCCTGATAAAAATTTGAGACACTGGCAATCAGTCATCGGGGTGAATGTTCCCCCAGATCACCAAAAGCTCCTGTGCTGGATTGCGACCAAGAGCGTGACAAATGGTGCAGAAATCGCCAAGGCGAAGGCGCAAACCATCGTTGCCTTTGCCTCTGCCATGCCATAGACTGCTTATCTTGAGGCGTGGGTTTTTGGCTTGAGGAAAGGCTTTTTCGCCAAGTTCCTTTTCCGTTACTCCGGCTTCTTTCCGAAGTTTGAGAATCAAATCTAGGGCTTCGCGTTCGACATTCAAAATGGTTTCATCCTTCATTAGGCGCGGCTCCTTTTTCTCTTAAGTTACCAGAGAAAAAGTTATCACGCCTATTTAAATTTTTTCTTATTGACGTGATTTGTTATCTATCATAAAGAGCAGTCAAGGGCAACGGCCACCACGGCCAGAGTATCCGTAAATCCTCCACCCACCGGAGGCCGTTGCCCTTGCTCCTTGAAAAATCGCCCCGACGAACCATCCAAGCCCGCGCGTCCACGGTTCGCTGCCGCTCCTGCGGTGAGGATGAGGAGGGAAACAGCCGCCTGACCCGGTGTGAATGGGGCGGCTGAAACTCAGCTTCCTTCGCAGTCGCGTTGTGCGTTCATAACGCGACTGCTGGGAAACAAAATTTCTGTATTTCGCAGCCGGATAATACCTCTCACTGCGTCCCGGTATGGTCGGTCAACGGGAGACCTTGCGCCCTACGGCGGGCTATGTGCCCCGCATCGGGTGACGGCGTTCCACGCTCCGCGCGAACAGCTACGCCAGTCATCTTTTCGCCCCTGCCCCTTCCTGCCGGGCCAGCATTGTCTGTTGCTGCTTCTGATGGATAGCGCCCACCCGGAGGTACGGGCGCTTACGGAGCGGGGCGTTATGGATCATGAGGCCATTTCGCCGCCACGCCCGTCCTTGCGGGAGCGATCGGGGTCCGTTCTCCCGGCTGCCGTCAGTTTTCCTCCGCGCTAGAGTTATCCACGGCTCTGGCGCTATCCTCAGAAGCAGCAACTTCTAACCCTTCCGCCTTCCCCTCCCGTGGTGTGCCTTCCCGCTCCCAAGGGCTTGCGGCTTACTGTTCGGGTACTTCCGGCGTTCCCTCCCTCCGGTTCGCCCCCTGGCGGGCCGGTGCCGCGCCGTTCGGGGGTCCCCGTCGTTCGGTAAGTTTGTTTTAGACAAAAGTCTATCACTTGTCAATAATTTTGTAGACTAAAGTCTATTTTTACCATATAAAAAAATCACGTCGCGAGAGTGGCGTGAGATGGCTACCGCTGCCGCCAGCCCATAGGCGAAGAGCAGGGCGCGATTCTCGTTGCGTAGTACGAGCAAAAAAACGTGCCTGAGCCTCAAAGAGGCTGAACGGGAGCAGGAGTCAGGGCACGGCGGCAGGGTCGAAAAGCGGGACGCCGCCTCCGGGGAACACCCCTTTCAGTACCCGCAACCGTATCGACGGTGTTTGTCTGGTACGGCCCGGATGCGACGGGGCGACAACTCAGGGACAAAAGAGTTGAACCACGCATGGGAAGACACCCCTAAACCCCCATTTCCGTATGGGGGGAGGGGGGGTCTTACCCAAAGCTCAAAGGCTCAAATCTAAGGACAATTAAGTTTTAACTGGGGATATTAGGTGGGAGGGGGGGCGAAAATCTGAGGTCAGGAGAGAATACGGGGGAGCAGTAAGGTCAGGCGGGCATCAAGCTGGAGGTCTGCGACTGCGGAGGAGTCCACCTCCACGGCCTTGCGGAAGTACCTCACGGCAAGGTCTTCCTCATGCCCGGCAAGGTAGGCATAGGCCAGATCACAGTATCCGGCCTTGTCATCGGGATGCTGTTCAATGGCCTTGCGGAAAGCGTCACAGGCGTGTTCCTGTTCACCCTTTTCCAACCAGGCGTACCCGAGGGCGTTGTAGACATTGAAAGCCGAGGGACAGCTCGTTGCAGCGGATTCCAACAGGGCTATACGGGCGTCAATATCTTTGACGGCATAGCTGGAAATGACGCGATGCGCGGCCTTCATGGCGGCATGATTTTCAGCCCGCAGGCGGCGTTCAAGTGTGGAAAAATCCTTGCGGATACGGCGCAGGGCTTGCCATTCAAAAAGAGTGAAGACGACAAACAGGACACCAAGAAACGCTACAAGAATATTGAGTATGGTCAGATAGTCGGTTGTTTGCATGGCATCCTCCGGCCTCATTAGAGCATGGGGAAGCACAATTCACAAGCAAGGATAGGAGCTGAAAAAACATGAAGTTCAAAGAAATTATGGAAATGCCTAACGGACTGGTTTTGAAGGGCGAGGAAAAAGACAACCGGCCCGTCTGGCGACACTTGTGTGAAGAGCTGAACAGGCAACGCCACCTGAAACCGCCGTGTTCGGGATATTCCGATACCCTCTTTATGTTCTTTGTTCCCGATCATGATATAAACAGCCCGCAGGAATTATGGGAACATATCGATTGGGAAAATATGGAATTCGGGGTATTTGGTACGCGTGATACGATACAGAATTACTTCGATTTGTTGAGGAAATGGCTGTCCTAATCGTGTACCCGCCGCAATAGATAGGGGAAAACGTGGCTACAACCTTCATGGTCGCACCTCGTTTCCCCTTCCCACTGCGTTTCATCGCTTGCCTCAAAAGCCATAAAAAGCGGTTTGAAACATGTTTTATGGCCTTTGGGACATGGGTAACAGAAATTTTTATCTGTATCGGTCATGGCTGGGCACCAATGTCCGTTATAAAAGATTCTAAATTCAATTTGCTTTGCCATGTCTCACCCTCCTCACTTCTCCCTCACGTCCGCCCACGCCCATATGACGCGGCCCACAATGGCCCGCTGCCAGTCGTTGAAAAAATCACGCCGAAGGCTGTAGCAGATGGGAGGGTTTTCCATAGCGTTGTCGGAGTAGTAGACCACGGAATAATCGCCGTCGTCTTGCTGCTCCACGGACACGCGTTTAATCATCCCCTGATCGTCCGGGTCTTTGACCAGCATGATATGGCCTGGTCTGCTCACATCCCGGTCATTTCGATCCACCAGCACCAAATCGCCCGGCTTCAATAACGGGATCATCGATGTGGAGTTTTTTGCTATTTCCACGGCGAGCAGGTTGTAGCGGTGTTGGATTGCGGGATGGTGACGATAGACCAGGAACCATGATTTCACATCGTCCTGAGCTACGTATCCCGGCCCGGCTCCTACCTCACCTACCAAAGGCGCGGCAATATAATCCTCCGCTTGGGGAGGTTGCACATGTTCGCCTGCCGGAACGAGCTTGGCATCCACAAAGCAGACGTCTTTTCCGGAGTCTTGGTTTGATAAGGCCAGAGAAGCACCTAGTTGGTTCAGGATTGGAGAAATTTTTTCAAGGGTAGGAATGCGATCTCCTCGTAACCATTTGTGCAAGTTATCGCCAGTCACACCCCAAGCCTGTGAGGCACGTGATATGTTGCCATTGAATTGAGTATCAACAGCTTTTTTTATGGTGTTCATCACAGAAGCAAAAAAGTCTTTCATCGGTTTTTTGTTCCTAAAATTATAGACATGTGTCAATAAGTCTATTGTCTAAAATTTTATTGTCATTTCATAGACTATAGTCTATGATTTCCCCATGAACATTCTAAAAGAAGCACTTGACCGGCGAGGTTTGACTTGCCCGGAAGCTGCGCGCCGGGGAGTCCCGTATCACAATATTTTCAAACAATACAAAGGGGAACGCGGGGTTGGAGTAAAGTCTGCTCTACTTTATGAGGCCGTTCTCGGCATCCCCCGTTCAGAGCTGCGACCCGACATCTGGCCGCCTACGGAAGCCGCCCCCACCACGCGACCCGGAGGGGAGGAGGGGGAGCGATGAGTGTGAGTGAGATTGACTTCAATTTCCTTGCGTATCTGCTCTACATGGGCGTCCTCGCATGGCTGATATTGAGGTAGGTCATGACTGACGCCGACCTTGCCCGAACCATCATTGCCGCCAATGTCACCTTCTTTGTGATTCTGGCGGTGTGGTGATTCATGAACCGGAGAAAATGACATGCCTGACCTCATTCCCATTACCTTCAAAGCCACGGAAGAGTTCTCCGACTGGATGTGCCGCCAGTATGGCGAGCTGGATTTATCCCGTTCGGAGTTCATACGGCAGTGTGTGCGCATTGCTGCGCCGCTGTTGAAGGAACGCCCCGAACTCCTTCAGGCTGATGACCAGAGAATAGCAAAGTACATGCCGCATGTCGGTAAGTTTGTGGAAATACTGGATAAAGTCTAGACAAAGGCTGGATTTATGGAGCTGAAGATTTTTGAAAAGTCGGAGTTCGGTTCCGTCCGGGTGATCATGAAGGACGGCGAACCGTGGTTTGTGGCGAGCGATGTGGCAAAGGCTTTAGGATATGAAAATCCTTCTCGCGATGTTCAGCGGCATTGCAAAAAAGTCAATAAAATCACCCAAACTACCGATTCGGTAGTTCCGCCGCTCACGGTATTAATCATACCGGAGTCGGACGTGTACCGCCTTGTCATGCGGTCGAATCTTCCCGCCGCGGTAGAGTTTCAGGACTGGATTTGTGAAGAGGTCATTCCCTCCATCCGCAGGACCGGCGGCTACCTTGCGGCGAAGCCGAACGATTCTCCGGAAGTCATCATGGCCCGCGCCGTACTGGTTGCCCAGGACACCATTAAACGCCTTGAAAGCCGGAATACGGAGCTTGAGGGTGCGGTGAACGAGATGAAGCCGAAGGCTCTCTTTGCCGACTCCGTGGCGTCGTCTTCGTCTTCCATTCTCGTCGGCCAGCTTGCCGCGCTCATCCGTCAGAACGGCGTGGATATCGGCCAGAACCGGCTTTTCGGATGGCTGCGGGAGCATGGCTGGCTGATATCCTCCGGTTCCCGCAGAAATTCCCCCACACAGAAAGGTCTGGACATGGGGCTTTTCGAGGTCAAGGAACGCGCCATCAACAACCCGGACGGCTCCGTGCGGCTGACTCTGACAACAAAAGTTACAGGCAGGGGGCAAATCTATTTCGTCAACAGGTTTGTGGGGGCTGATACGTCATGCTGACTATTAAATGTCAGAGATGCGGCGCACAGGTGCAGGCGAAAATTTCTTCACGCAAATTTTGCGATGACTGCCTCAGGAAGCGCAATGCGGAGAGGATGAGGCAAAGCCGCGTCCATGAACGCCGCATGCCTGCCGATGATTCTCTTTTCTCCCGCGAGTGCCATGACTGCAAGAAGCCGACGACACAGTACCGCTGTCCGCAGTGTCATGAAGAATGGCGAAGAAAGCATGGCGTGCCGGAAGATGCCTGTGGAGAGGACATCTATCTTGGCGCTCAAATGCCTGAGTATTTTCTGTGATGACGGACTGCCGCCACCGCCTGCCGTCGCCGGAGCTTGCCGGGCGCACAACGTGGGAGCAGTTGCGGGAAGACCGGAAAAGATATCCGCACCTGCGGCCCTGCATCAAGGCAGGATGGAACTGGATATACCGCAAAAGCTGCGAGAAATGCGGCGAGGCCATAAGACGATGAACCTCTGCCGCCAGTGCGCCTATGCCCGGATGCCGGGACGAGAAAAAGGAAATGCCCCGGAGGGGAGTTCCGGGGCAAGGAGAAAAAGGAAAATTTATGAGGTGTTTTGATAGTGAGCGATGAAACTGTAAAAGTCAAGGAAATACATGCGAGTCTGGAAAGGATTCGCCGGATTTCCATGCTCCGTGACAGGGTCGTGGAGCTACTGACGCGGATGATTGAAGCGGAACAGGAATACATCAAGCGTCTGGAAAGAGTATTATCATGAACAGCGATATCCGTCTTGCTGTGGGATTCTGGCAACATCCCAAGACAAAGAAAACCGCGCGAAGGCTTGGCCTTGAAGGCATCCGTTCTCTGCAAATACTGTGGCTCTGGGCGGCGCAGAACCGTGCAAACGGCAATCTTTCCGGCATGGATTGGGAGGATATCGAGCTTGCGGCTGACTGGCAGGGTGAAGAGCGGACTTTTTTTGAGCACTGCCTCGGCATGTGGATAGACGAGACGCCGGAAGGCTATGTTTTGCATGACTGGGCTGAGCATAATCCGTGGCAGGCGGAAGCTGAGGCCAGAAAGGAGCAGGCACGAGCCAACGCCCTGTCCGGATGGGAAAAACGCAGGGCCGCAAAGCAGGCGCATGAGCGCGGCAATGCGGACGGCAATGCCGATTCCATGCAACCGCAATGCGAAAATGATGCAGCCGCAATGCAGTCGCATGATTCCGGCAATGCTCCTTTCCTTACCTCTCCTGGTATTAATATTAACACTCTCACTTCGTTCGAGTGTTTGTCCCCGCCGGACGGCGGCGACGCCCCCCAGCCTGTCGAAAAGAATGTTCCGGAAGCGCCGGAACCACCCGAGGCGAAAGCTCCCTCCTGCCCCTATGAAGAAATCCGCGCCCTGTACCATGAAATCCTGCCGGAACATCCGCGGGTTGAAATCGTGAACGAGAAACGGCGACGCTCCATGAAGGCACGCTGGGCGGATATCGGCAGGCGCCTCAAGGCCAAGAAACAGCGCGACGGCCCGGAGGAACGGCTTGCATACCTGCGGCGTTTTTTCGGTCGGGCGTCGGAATCGGATTTCCTGACCGGGAAAAGGGCGTTCCGTGACGGTTCGGTGTACATCGCGGATTTTGACAAGCTCATGAGCCCGGGCGGCTTTGCGGGCGTGATTGAAGGCAAGTACGACAATCGGGAGCGGTGGTAATGGCAAGGCACTACATGAGCGAAGAACGCCAGAACCTTGAGCGTAACCTTGTGGGCGGCTTTCTCGGCTGCTGCGAGCGGGAACCGGAGCTGGCCGGGGATGCTCTGGCTCTGGTGGGCGGCAATGCGGTGAAATCCTGCGAACTGGCGGATATCTGGCAGGCCGTGGAGTCGCTGCACAAGGACGGGATGAAAGTTGACCTCGTCAGCGTGTTCAACGTGCTTCATCAGCGCTGGCTGAACGGCAAGAGCGCGGAGATTAATGCGGGGACGCTGGCCGAACTGTCAGCCTGTGTCTTTGCCCATCGAGACGCCGTGCTGTTTCACGCGGAAGCCCTGAACGCCATGCTCCGGCGCGAGGAATTGAACCGCGTACTGACGGAGGCCGCCGGGGAGTGCCTGATTCATGGAGCCGACCCGGACGGCATAGCGGCGAAGGCCATAGCGGCGATTGAAGGCGTGAGGACGCCGCAGACGGCGGAAACGCTGGACGGACTGTTGGACGGCATTCTGGCCGATGTGGAGAGCGGGGACGGAGCAGGGCCGCTCCCCACGCCCTGGACGAACCTGAACAACGTGCTCAAGGGCGGCACGGCCCCGGGCGAACTGGTGGTGCTGGCGGGGCGGCCCGGTCTCGGCAAGACGGCCTTTGCGGGCTGCATGGCCGTGGAAACGGCGCGAAGCGTGGGGCCTGTGCTGTTCGTTTCCTGCGAGGTTCGGGACAGGACCATCGGCGCGCGCCTGCTGGCGCGTGAGGGGAAGATAGACAACAGGGCCTTCCGGCAGGGACTGGACAGGGCGGCAGGCCAGTTGCCGAAGATGCTGCGGGCGCGGGAGAGCCTGGCCGGAGTGCCGCTGAAAATCGTGGACAGTTCCAGCCGTGTGGTGCGCCCGGCGGAAGTGCGGAAACTTGCCCGGCGGATGAAGGACGGCCCGGCGCTGGTGGTCGTGGATTATTTGCAGCTCATGTACCCGGATGAGAAATGCAATTCGCGCGAGCAGGAAATCGCGGGCATGAGTCGGGCCATGAAGAGGCTGGCCGTGGAGTTGAATTGCCCTGTGTGGCTGCTTTCCCAGCTCAACCGGAAGGTGGAGGACGGAGGACGCAGGCCGGAGCTGTCCGATCTGCGGGAGTCCGGAGCGGTGGAGCAGGACGCGGATATCGTTATCATGCTGCATTCGGAGCGCAAGAACCAGAGTCTAACCAGAACGCCGGTGGAAGTGTTGGTTCGTAAGGGACGGAGCAGCGGCACCGGGACGGCGTACATGATTTTCGACAAACCATATGCGGATTTTATCGTGGATGAACGCGGTGAAGGCTGGCGGGATAGTTTCAGACAAGCTCGGCGGGTGACCGATGACTTGTGACAGTTGCCCTGACGAGGCCGTGGGCGGCCCCATGGCCTGCCAACTGTGCGGGAGGAAAGACATGGATATTACTCAGAGTTGCAAGGCGGATGCGGGGAAACCCCGACTGGCTCTTGTCCCCCCGGCGATTATTGAGGCCGTGGGGGAGGTAAGAACCTACGGGACAAGGAAATACGGTGACGCTGAAAACTGGCGGCAGGTTGAACCTGCACGCTACCGTGACGCACTCATGCGGCATGTCTGTGCATATCTGCGTGACCCGGGCGGAACAGACGCGGAAAGCGGTCTGCCGCATCTTGCCCATGCGGCCTGCAATATTGCGTTTCTGCTTGAACTGGAGGGGCGTTGACAATGGAGATGACTTTCATCCTGCCCTGCGTGCCCACGGCCCAGCAGAGGGCGCGGCACGCCATGCGCAATGGTCAGCCCATGGCCTACAAGAGCGCCAGTCAGAAAGCCAACGAGCGGACGCTGGATGCCCTGCTGATGCAATATATGCCTGCCGCGCCCATGGCCGGGGCAATCTCGCTCGAGTTCCGGGCGGTGTTCCCCGCGCCGAAAAGCGCGGGCAAGTCCCGTCGGGCGGCCATGCTGCGCGGTCAGCAGTATCACACGCACAAGCCCGATCTGGACAATCTTGCCAAGCAGTTGAAAGACGCCATGACCCGTCTGCAATACTGGTACGACGACAGGCAGGTAGTGCGGCTGATTTGTCAGAAGGCATACGGTGAGACCGGGCGCTGGGAAGTTTGCGTGCGGGAAATGGGGGAAGCATGAGCGCAGAGCGTGAAATCAAAATTTTTCTTGCTCCCCGGCATCTCCCTTCCCTGACGGCCATAGCGGATAGATTCGAGCGCAGTCCCAACACCGTCCGCGAGTGGTACAGACAGGGCGCTCCCATTGCCTTTGACGGCACACGGTACAGCGCGGAATACAACGCTCTTCAGGCGTGGTGCGTGGAAAACAGCGTTCGTTGAAAAACCTGTCAACCCCATCCCTGCTTATCTCTCCCTGTCTGTGCCTGTCCCTGCCTGTCCGGTGTTTTTACCCCTGTGCTACACTCCCGGCAAAACCGGGAGTTTTTTTATGGCCGAGGCCATTGAACACAATGAGATTTTCCTGAACCGGCTCATGCGGCATGAAGGCGCGAAGCGTGCGCCGGACGGTTCGCATGTCGCCTATCGCTGTCCCGCCGGGGCGCTGACCATCGGGTACGGGCACAATCTGGACGCCAACCCCATCGAGGGGCTGGACGCTCTTTCCGTCATTTCCGAGGCGCGGGCGCGGGAAATCCTGATTGCGGACGCAGCCGTGTTTGCCGCCGCGCTGGATGAGGAGATCCCGTGGTGGCGCAGGCTCAATGCGCCGCGTCAGGCCGTGCTGCTGGACATGGCCTTCAACATGGGCGCGGCGGGGCTTCTGAAATTCGGGAACACCCTGCGGGCGGCGCGCGAGATGCGCTGGAAGGACGCCCGCGACGGCATGCTGGCCTCGAAGTGGGCCGGGCAGGTCGGGCGGCGCGCGAGTGAGCTTGCGGAACAGATGATGACCGGCAAATGGCCGGAAGAATGAGGTGAAGCATGGAACAGTTTGTCAATGACATTTTCGGTTCCTGGGCGGGGGTTGTCTTGGCCGCAATGGGGCTTTGCGCCGCTGTCTGCGCCCTGCTCCCCGCGCCGACGGAAAGCTCCGGCTCTGTGTACAGAGTCGTCTACAAGATTCTGAACTGGATAGCCATGAACATTGGCAAGGCCGAAAACGCCGACGACGCCGCGCAGGCACAGAAGAAGGCGTGATGTGGGCGGCTGGCGGAACATGCTTGCGGCGGCTTTGCGGGCTTTTGCGGCGTTCCTGCAATATCTGCGGGCGCGCCGTGATGCCGCTTTCCGCGCTCGCGCTGCTGCTGACGGTTCCGGGGTGCTGCTCGACCAGCTCAATCCCGGACATGCCGACTCTGCCGGTGCTGACCAGTCTGCAACGTCTGACGCTCAACGGAACGCCGGGCGTGTGGATGGATGACGCCGACGCCGGGCGGCTGGCCGTGTGGATTCACGATGCGACGGGGACAAACTGATGCGAGGCGCGAACGTGGATATATCGCCGAACGGCTTGCGGGAAGCGCAGGAATATTCGTCTGTCCTTTCCAACCTTTTTCCGATCATGGTTGTGGGCGGCGTTGCTGCGCTGGTCCTGAATCTCAGGCGTTCCTATTACGAGCGTACCTGGGCGCAGCGCATAGGCTCGCTTGCCGTCGCCGCCGTCACAGGCTGCGTCTCCGCCTCTGTCGCTGTTCTGGCTGTTCCCATGCTGTTCCCCGGCAGTTCCGCCGAGATGCATCTTCTTGTGGCCGCTCTCGGCGCAAGCTGCGGACAGAAGACGTTTGACGTGCTGATGCGCCGCGTCCTTGGCCTTTCCGTGGTCGACTTCCGCAAGCCGGAAGAACTTCGCGGCATGATGACCCCGGAAGAACGCTGTCAGCATGTCGAGCAGTGCCCGTTTCACCACGAACACGAAGAACGTGAAGAACGGGCAAAAAACGGAAGAAAGTAGAAAGTATTGCAAGAGAATCACGCGGCGGCAGGCCCCCCGGCCGCCGATCGCCCGCGGCAGCGGGGTAACGGGTGAACGGTCGCCTTGGAATGGGTCACGCATATCGTCGCCGGAGCGTGGCCGCCCTTCGCGGGGAAACGGGCGGGACAGCATGGCAGGGCCGAAATTTCGCGTGATGTACTGCCTGGGTGCCTCTTTCGGGGGGCTTGTTATCGGAACGGGCAAACACGGATGAGACCATGTCGGGATTGACGGAAGATCATATTGCAAGCGTGCTTGCGCATATCAGCAGCGGCCGGAGTGTGCGGAAATCATGCGAACTGGTGGGCGTGCCCGTGCCTACGTTTTTGAAAAACGTGGATGGTGATCAGTACGCGCGCGCGAGAGATGCGCAGGCAGATGCACATTTCGATGAAATGACGGAGCTTGAGGAGCAGTGCCGGTCTGGCGAGCTGGATCCGGCGGCGTTCCGTGCGCTGCTGGATTCTCGAAAATGGCGGCTGGCCCGTATGCGTCCCAAAATTTACGGCGACAAGTCCACCGTGGACATGACCAGTTCCGACGGCTCCATGACGCAGGGACCCGCCGTGGTCATCGACTTTTCCGGCATGTCTCCGGACGACATTGCCGCGGCCGCCCGTGCCGCGTTCAAGGGAGAGTGAGTCCCATGCGGCCCCTGAACCCCGAACATCTCTCCGCCCTGCGGCGGGAACTGGCACGGCAGAGCCTGATAGGCTTTGTGTATGCCGTCAGGCCGGATTACCTCATGGGCTGGGTGCATCAGGAGATATGCGCTGAACTCGACGCCTTTCTCGCCGCCGCGGCCGCCGGGCAATCCCCCCGCCTCATGCTCTGCATGCCTCCCCGCCACGGCAAGTCGGAACTGGCGTCCCGCCTTTTTCCCGCCTATGCGTTCGGGCGTTATCCCGATATGTCCATCATCGGCACGTCCTACAGCGCCGACCTTTCCAGCCGCTTCAACCGGGATATCCAGCGCATCATCGAACAGCCGGAATATCGGGCCGTCTTTCCCCGCACCACGCTTTCCGCCAAAAATACTCGTACGGTTGCCTCCGGTAACTACCTGCGCAATTCCGACCTTTTTGAAATCGTCGGCCACAAGGGCAGTTATCGCAGCGCGGGCGTTGGCGGCGGCATCACCGGCATGGGGGGCGATATCCTGATCATCGACGACCCGTTCAAGGACCGCGCCGAGGCCGATAGCCCCACCATCCGCCGCAAGGTATGGGACTGGTACACCTCCACGCTGTACACCCGTCTCGCGCCGGGCGGCGGCATTCTGCTCATCAATACCCGCTGGCACATGGACGACCTTTCCGGGCGTCTGCTCGAAGCGGAACGGCGGGGGGAAGGAGATGCGTGGCGCGTAGTGAATTTCCCGGCCATTGCCACGGAGGACGAACCTCACCGGAAGTGCGGTGAAGCCCTGCATCCCGAGCGCTACCCGCTGGAGCAGCTCGAAGGCATCCGCCGGGCTGTCGGTGCGCGGGAATGGGAAGCCCTTTACCAGCAGCACCCCACGCCGGACGGCGGCAGTATCTTCAGGGCCGAATGGCTGCGCTTCTGGTATCCCAAAGACCTGCCCCTCCGCTTTGAAAAGCTTGTGCTGTCATGGGACATGACCTTCAAGGAAGGCGACGATACCGACTACGTTGTGGGGCAGGCGTGGGGGAAGTCCGGCGCGGATTTCTACCTGCTGGATCAGGTTCGCCGGCGCATGGGCTTCACGGAAACGCTTGCCGCCTTCCGCGCCCTGGCCGACAAATGGCCCGGCGCGACTCGCAAACTGGTGGAAGACAAGGCCAACGGCCCGGCGGTCATCGACAGTCTGCGCAACCATGTTTCCGGGATTGTTCCCGTGGAGCCGGACGGCAGCAAAACCGCCCGCGCCCATGCCGTCACCACGTTCTTTGAAGCAGGGAACGTCCATATCCCTCATCCCTCCCATTGCCCGTGGGCGGCAGAATACATTGCGGAATTGACGCAGTTCCCCGCCGCCGCCCATGACGACCAGGTGGACGCCACCACGCAGGCATTGCGGGACATGCAGTCACACCGGGGACTGAATATTGACCCCCGGATTCTGAACCGGACCGCTGCGGGCAGGAGAGTCGCATGAGCAGCCGCAATTCCTCCCCCCGCCGCATGAACCTTTCGCCTGATGTGCGCGGCAGGCCGGCGCGGCCCCATATCCCCACGGAAGACGAAATCCGGGCCATGTTCGGTCCGGCCCGAACGCTCGGCGCGCCGGAAGACGCCTGCATTGCCATGGACAACCGGCTTGCGTCCAGCGGCGTTTATACCCTGCTCCAGCATACGTTTGAAACGGGCATGGCTCCGGCTGCGCAGTTCATGGGCTACGGCGCACTCCAGAACATCGCCCAGAACGGACTCATCCGTGCCTGCATCGAAACCGTGGCCGACGACATGACCCGCGCATGGATCGAGCTGAAACGGGAAGGTGCCGGCCCCCGCACGGGTGAAGATGATGAACTGCTGACCGAACTGGCCCATGCGGCGGATTCGCTCGAGCTGCAGAGGATTTTCCATGAAGCCGTCGAACTTGTGGGCTACGAGGGCGGAGCCTTTATCTTCATCGACACCGGCGTATCGGGCGACGCGCTGCTCACCCCCCTGCATATGGGCGCGTATTCGGCGGAACTGCGGCCCGGCGGCATCCTGCGCTTTGTCGTGATCGACCCGGTGAACGTCTTTCCCGGCGACTACAACAGTCTGTCACCGCTGTCGCCCGATTATTTCCGTCCGCGCTGGTGGTGGGTGCTGGGACAACGCGTCCACGCCTCCCGCCTCATCCGCCTCACTGCCAACGAGGTTCCGGTGCTGCTCAAGCCCGCGTACAATTTTCTGGGCATCCCGCAGGCGCAGATATTGTGGGATTATGTTCTGCATTTCCAGGAATGCCGTGCCGCAGAGGCCCGTCTGCTGACCAAGTTTTCGATGATCGTGTTCAAGACCAGCATGACCGATATCCTGTTTTCCGCAGGCGGCACGGCGACGCTGGACGCGCGTATGCGGTACATGATTCAGACCATGAACAATGATGGGGTGCTGGCCGTGGACAAGGAGGCCGAGGACGTCATCAAGCTGGAAACGCCGCTCTCCGGCGTGACGGACATCGTGCGCCAGTCGCTTGAGATTCTTGCGGCTCTGAACCGCACTCCGGCGGTCAAGCTGCTCGGTATCAGCCCGTCCGGCTTCAATGCCACGGGGGAGAGCGACATCCGCAATTATTACGACCACATCACCAGCCAGCAGGAAAAGGTGCTGCGGAACGGCATGCGAACCGTCCTCGACTGCATGCAGCTTCACCTGCGCGGCGAAATCGATCCGTCCGTCACCTTCGACTTTGCGCCGCTGGGTGAGGAGGACAGGGCGGCGCTGGCGACGATGCAGAAGACGAAAGCCGACACCATCGCCGTCTATCTTGACCGCGACGTCATCTCCCCGGAAGAGGCCCGCAAGGCTTTGGCGGATGACCCGGACAGCGGCTTTGCCGATATTGACCCGGAGGCGGTGCCGGAAGGCAATGGAATGCCGGATGAACTGCCGGGTGAAGCCGGAGCGGAACTGGACGACGTGGACAAGGCAGGGGCAATCCATGGCTAAACTCCTCCGCGCCATCAAACCCAATGCAGGCATCCGCGCCAAGTACCGCCGCAGGCTGGAAGCCATGATCGACGACATGAACCGCTCCGTCGTCTGGTGGCTGCGGGCCGAATACCGCCGCGAAGAAAACCGCATCGCCCAGGACGCATCCCCGGCTGCGGCGCTGGGCAAACGTATCCAGACGCTGTTCCGGTACTGGATGCGGCGCTGGCAGAATAAGCTGGAAGACTTCGCCCGCGACTTTGTCCATTCCACGGAACGCAAAACCCGAAACAGCATGAAGCAGGCGCTGCGGGACGCCGGGTTCACGGTAAAACTGGATCCCCGTCGTGCCCAACAGACCGTGGTTCGGGCGCTGGTGCTGGAAAACGTCAAGCTTATCCAAAGCATTCCCCAGGAATATTTCAGCAATGTGTTCCGTATCGTATCCCAGGGCGTCAGCATGGGCCGAAACACAGCCTTTATTGAGAACGAACTTGCCAAACGCTACGCCATCACCAAACGCCGCGCCAAGCTCATCGCCCGCGACCAGTCCAACAAGGCCACGCAGGCCATACGCAGCGTTGAAGCAAAGGAACTTGGCATTACCGAGGGCGTCTGGGTGCATGTGCCGGGCACAAAATCCAGCCGCAAAACCCATATCCAGATGAACGGCAAACGCTTTCGGCTGGATGAGGGGCTGTATGATTCCGCTGTGGGACGCAAGGTGCTTCCCGGCGAACTCGTGGCCTGCAACTGCACCTTTCGGGCCGTAATTCCCGAGTTTGGGGACTGAATATGTTTGTATCGAAAGAGGAATGGAGATTCACAAGTTTGGAACGGCGCGTGGATGAACTCGAATATCGGCTGGCCATGTCGGAGATGAAAAATTGGCGTGAGAAGAAGGGTAACACTCCGCCTCCGCCGACGCTTGTCAACGCCATTTCCGATTTTGAACGGCGTTACAGCAAGATTGATTGCCGACGAGTCCTGGCGGGAATGAGGTATTGACGATGACCGTTCCCCACACCTTGACCTTTGACGCCTCTCCCAGTGCCCGCAGCACGGATGAGAACGGTTTTCTGCACGTCGCCTCGTCCCATATCACCAAGGCGACGGTGAATCCCTATTACGGGCGTGAAATTCCGGGCTGGCGGGAGGCCGGGCTTGACCCGGAGGCCGTCTATTACGGTTTCCGTGACCCTGAGGAGTTGAAGAAATCTCTGTCCACATGGCAGGGCCTGCCCCTGCACATTGAACATCATGTGGACAGCGCCGAGGAACCGGCCAGACTCACGCGCGTTGGGGCCGTCGGCAGGGCGGACTGGAACACGCCCTATGTGGATGCGCCTTTGACCGTGTGGGACGGCGAGGCCATAGCCGCCATCGAAGACGGCTCCTTCCGCGAGCTTTCCTGCGCGTACCGCTACGACCCTGATTTTACGCCGGGCCGGTATGAGGGCGTGGAGTATGACTTTATCATGCGCAACATCCGGGGCAATCATGTCGCGCTGGTGGAAGAAGGCCGCGCCGGGCCGGACGTGGTGGTGGCGGACGGCGCGCTCTGCGGGAAAGACGCCGAAGAGTGGCGCACGGCGAAGAACGGCAAGAAGTATCAGATCGATACGGAAAGCGGCGAAGTCATCAAGGGTAATCTGGGGCAAAGGAACGATCCTTTCGGTCCTTCCTTCTCTGCCTTCAAAGGCAAACCCAAGGAAGCCATAGAGCATCTCCTGAAGGAAAAGAAAGGCCATGTGCCCGGCGCGTTTCACAAGGAAGGCCTGGGCGACATTGATCTGCCCTACGGTCGTGGGGGAAAAAAGGGATTTGGGTTGGCCCATATTATAGAAAGGAGAACTGAAGACGGAAAAGACGGGTTGGAGTTCGTGAAAAAACTTCCGGAAATAATCAGGGAAGGCACAGTAGAAGAGAGGAAAGGTTTTCCAGGCAGGAAATATATTGTCCACAATAAAAATGAAGCAGTTGTACGTCTTGAATGGGATGGTAAATCTAGGAACTGGATTCTTACGGCATATCCATACAAAGAAGATATGACAGCTAAAGATAGCCGTTTAATCCTTACTTTTGATGATAACCAGAAATTTATCTTTTTTAGAGTCAAAAAAGAAGTTTCAGATGAACATGGCAAGTTTTCCCAAGACACATGCCTACGCAAACCGGGCCTAGTTTTCTCTCGTCCCGGCCTGGGAGCTGAAACTTCTGTTGAGAGCATAGTCCCATCCTCCCGCGCCGTCAACGCGCGGGGAAAAACCACAAAAGGAGCATTCATGGGCAAACTCAAACGCTGGTTCCGGGGCGCGCAGGACGACAACCCCGAAATCGAAAAACAGGAAGTGGAATTGGCGCAGGCCATCATTGACCTGCACAAGGTCGACCCCGTCACGGGCGAGATTGTGGACATCACGGAAGACGAGGACAAGGCCGAGGAAATCCGCAGGCTCATTGGGGAACTGTCCGCCAAACTGGACCCGCAGGAAGTCAAAAAACTCACCGATTCCCTGACTGACCTTGCCTATTCCAGGGCCACCGGTGACGAAAGGAAAACCGACGCCATGGACGAGGAAATGAAAAAAGCCATGGATAAATGCGGCCTTGATGCGGAAGACCCCACCGCGTCGCAGGCATTCGCGGAAGGCGTCAAGTACGGCGAGGAACTGGAGCGCAATCCCGAAGAACGCCGCCGTCTGGATCGTGAACACGAGTCCGAGGGCATGAAAAAGGCCATGGATGCCTGCGGGCTGGATGCCGAAAATCCGGCGGAATCCCGTGCGTTCGCTGAGGGGGTAAAATATGGCGAGGAACTGATCCGGAACCCGGAGGAACGCCGCAAGCTCGACCGCGAACATGAAGCGGCAGGTATGAAGAAGGCCATGGGCAAAGACGAGGACAAGAACGCGGCCATTACCCGAATTCTGGACGACGTGCCCGATCTGACACCCGAACAGCGCAAAAGGCTTTTCGACTCCCTGCAAGACCTGGCGTATTCCCCGGCCACCGGAGACGCTGACCCCTCCGAAGTGAAGACCGCGCAGGACAGGGCTTTTCGGTCCCCGCGCCATCTCACCGCCATGGATGCGGCCCGCATCAAGGCTTCCGCCATCGCGGAGGCTCAGGACCACATGCGCGGGTTGCATCAGGCCGTGCGCGACGTGCGCGGGCTGGTGGGCGACCTTGATCCGTTGTCCTTCGACTCGGCTTCAGATGTGTACGGCTACGCGCTGAAACAGAGCGGCATAGACCCGCGCAGATATCCCCGGCAGGCATGGCGCGGCATGATCGACATGCTGCGGGCGGGAAAGACGGCGGAACTTTCCGGCGGCATGGCTCGTGATGCCGCGCCCGCCAGACTCGACGGCAAATTCGCCGGACTCAACAATATTTCTCTTGCAGACTAGGAGGCAGTATGCCCTTGCAGAAACAGGTCAATCTGTACCGTGCTCCCGGCGTGGTCGGGGACAAGGCCACACCCGACCAGAGTGTCTACACGCCGCTCAATCCTCTTGCGGCCAAATCCCTGCCCGTCGGCAGCTTCGTCTTCCCCGTGGTGTCATCCGACGTCATCGACAATACACAGGCCACCAATGTGGCGGGTGAGGCCACGGAAGTTCTGGGCTTTGTGGAGCGCGTCATCAACTACGTCAATCATGACATTTTTTCTGACGGCACGCTTGACGTGCCCGAGGGTTCGGCGCTGACCGTAGCCGTACGCGGCGACTACTGGGCCGTGTCCACAACCAGGGCCACAGTGGGGCAGAAGGTGCTGGCCTCTACCGCCGACGGCTCCATCAGCACCGGAACTCCCGACGGCACGCACCTTGATACCGGGTGGACGGTCAAGACACCCGGTGAAATCGGCGAACCGATCATCATCAGCAACTGGGGGGCCATGGCCGTGTCCGGTTCGGGCGGCGGAAGCGACACCAGCAACCTGATGAACAAGGACTTCAGCAATGCCACCGGCGCGCTTGGCGTAGCCAATGGCGGAACCGGGGCCACCACTGCGGAACAGGCCCGTACCAATCTCGGCGCGGCTGCGGCCGGAGCCTAGGAGGAATCATGAAACCTACTTTTGAACAGGCCGCGCAGTACGGCTTTGTCTTCCCGAATGCGCGCATGTGGCTTTCGCCGGAGAACCGGGCGCGCATCGCGGAGGACGCCGCGCTCGTCACCACGCCCAATACCACCGTCCCGGCGGAACTGCTGGCGTATATCGACCCCATGGTCATTGAAATCATGACTGCGCCCCGCCGCGCCCGGGAAATCTTCGGAGAGGAGAAAAAGGGCGACTGGACGACGCCCTATGCCAAGTGGCGCGCGGACGAAATGACCGGACGCACCGAGCCGTACAGCGACTATGCCAACGGCACCACGTCCGGCGTCAACTCCGAATGGCAGACACGCCCGCAGTATATCTTCCAGACATCCATCACCTACGGCGATCTGGAAGTCGCCATGTCCAGCGCGGCCAAGGTCAACCTTGCAGCCTCCAAGCAGCGCGCGGCGGCCAATGTCATCGACATCGACCAGAACCGTTTCTACCTGCTGGGCGTTGCGGGCAAGGAAATCTACGGCATCCTCAACGACCCCAATCTGCCCGACGCCATCACCGCGGGAGCCACGGGCACGGGCAGCAGTACCAAATGGGCGGACAAGACCACCACGCAGATATACAACGATATCCTTGCGCTGTTTGCCGAACTTTCGAGCCAGTCCAGCGGACTGATTGATCGCGATACGCCGCTCAAGCTGTGCCTGTCGCCGGAAATGGCCGTCCGTCTGGGCGCGGCCACGGATTTCAACGTGTCCGTGCTGGACATGCTGACCCGCTATTTCAGCAATATCAGCATCGTTACCGTGCCTGAACTGCACAGCATGACCGCGGGGGAAACCGTGTTTCTCATCGCGCCGGAAGTCAACGGCCAGAAGTCCGGCCTGCTGGCGTTCGGAGAAAAGATCCGCGCCCTGCGCGTCATTCCCGACATGTCCAGCTTCCGGCAGAAGTATGTCGGCACCACCTATGGCGGCATCGTGCTGATGCCCTTCGCCTTCGCCCAGATGACGGGCATGTAGTCCACAACCCGGCGGGAACCCCCCGCCGGAAATCAGGAGCCAGCATGGCACGCAGAAAAGAAACCTCCGCCGCGGCAAAATCCGCGCAGACCGGCGCGGAACAGTCCCTCCGGGCTGATACCGTCATTGTCGCGCTCAACCGCGCCTCCGGGATTGCCTTCGGCATGCCGGACGGCCGCCGGGTGCATGTGGCGGGCAGCGCCGCTCACCTGCGGGGAAAGGAAAAGGGCATCCTGCCCGTGGGAGCCTTCGGCCTGACCGAAATCAGCGCGGACGACTGGTCGTATATCGAAAAAACCTACGGCCCGCACATGGAAATATTCAGGAACGGCCTGATTTTCGCGCAGGCGCGCAAGGCCGATGCGCTGGATGCAGCGAACGAGCGGGCGGAACTTCGGCATGGTCTGGAACCGGTGGATGTGGAATCCGACGGGAACGGCGCGAAGACCACGCCCTTTGACGGCACAGGAGCCTGAACATGGCGGTGGTGGAGTTCGATCCGGCGGCCTTCCGCGAGGCGTATCCCCGCTTCACGGCGGAACTGATATCCGATGCGCAGCTTCACCAGGCTTTCGATCTCGCCTGTCTGCTGCTGGACAATACGGATGCCTCTTTGGTGCCCTATGACCCGGAGCATGGCATCCTGATCCGCCGGACGCTGCTGTGGCTGCTGGTCTGTCACCTGGCGACCATGGCCCTGTGGCCAGCCGGACAGAGCGGCCCGCTGTCGTCCGCCACGGAGGGCAGCGTCAGCGTGTCGTTCTCCATCCCGCAGAATATCGGCAAGGCGTTCTACAGCCAGACCCCGTGCGGGCAGGCGTTCTGGCAGGCCGTCCAGCCGTATGCGGCGGGCGGACGCTATTTCGCCGTTCGGCACTATCATCCGTGGGGGTAGAAGCATGAGCGCAACCCTGAAAGGCGGTGACCGTCTGATACGCAGACTTCAAGAGATGGCACAGGCGCAAGGAAAAGTGCAGGCGGGCATTCTGGAGAACGCCACCAACCACGAAACGGGTGAACCCATCGCCCCTTACGCCGCCTTCAATGAATATGGCACGGCGGATATTCCGGCGCGGCCCTTCATGCGCTCCACCATCCAACGCGAAGGGAAGACATGGAGCAAGGGACTGGTTCAGATGCTGACCAACGGTCGTGACGTGCAAGAGGCGTTGAAACTGACGGGAATGCGCATGGCCGAAGACATTCAGGCCACCATCAACAGCAATATGGCACCTCCCAACTCTCCCGCCACCATCCGGGCCAAGACAAAAAAGGTGGACGGCGGCGATCTCGGTGAAACCATGACTCCCGGAACCCTGATTGATACCGGTTCCATGATCCGGGCCGTGGATTACGAGGTGGAAGCATGATGAATCTCCACGCCATGGTGCGCGGGGCCATTCCCGCGCTGCACCCGGACGAAAGCGTCACCCTGCGGCAATCCGTCGGACAGAAGAACGTCCGGGGACGGATCGTGCCGGTGTACGCCCCCGGGCAGACCGTCGCCGCCCAGATACAAAGCCTTGGCAGTGACGATTTGCAGCACACAGAGGCCGTCAACCTGACGCAGCGGGACCGCAAGGCGTACCTTTACGCACCGGATGCGGCCATGCCTCCCACCGGCATTGTCCGTCCTCTGGCCCGGAACGGGGACATGATGCAGCGGGCCGACGGTTCCTGGTGGCTGGTGACGGCCATGCTGGAGGATTTCACCGCCTCCGGCTGGGTGTGCGTGGGCATCGTGCAGCAGCTTGAAGGGCCGGACTTGAGCGAAAGCGAAGAGACGCCGGAAGAGGAAACGCCGGACATGGAAAGGCCGCCCGTTTCCGAGCGGCCCGAAGAGGTGAGAGGATGAACGGTTTAGCTTCGCGCGTATTCCAGCACCAGCCGGGCGGTGTTTTCGACCTGCCTGAGCGCGGCGTCGAGCAGGCCGAAGCCGGAGTCCATATTTTCGTGCAGGCGCAGGGTGAGCGGGCGGGAGACTCCGCGCAGGGGCGGAAGCGTGTCCCGCAGGGCGAAATACAGGCTCCGTTCGCAGTCCATGATTTCCCGAGCATGGGCGCGGATGGTCGCAAGGTGTGCTTCCACGGCGGGAACGATGGAGGGTGCGGCCGGAAGAGCGGACGGCACAGCGGGCAGGGCGTCAATCTTGCCCTGCACATACTGAATGGCCTCCTTGACCTGCGCCACGGTGAGAGCGTCCACGCTGGTCACTCCGAAATGCGCGTTCACCTGCGCCCGGGCGGCGGCGTAGTGAATCGGGGCCATGCCTACCCAGGTGTTGATGATGGATGTGAGGGCTTTGCGCTCCGGGTCGGTGCGGCGCGAGAGGGGGGAAGGAGCAGATTCGGCTCTCTGGGCGTTGAGCTTGTCCAGCACATCCAGTACCCACACGCGGAACGCCTTGGCAACGGGAGTGCGGGCGAACATGGCCAGAAGGTGGCAGCCACGGAGGGAGAAGATGCGAGTTACTTGCGGCGTTACCCCCACCATCAATTCGATGGTGGTAGTCATATCAAGGGAAAACTCGTCTTTGTTCCGTTCGTAGATGTTCAGAATGGCATCAGGCCGAGAGTATCCCAAGGCACGGCCTATCTGTCTGGCTTGGAGCCAAGGTGTACCGTTCTGGTCAATGACATCAAAGGTTATTTCGTTGAAGCTGAGAGCTTGGGACATGGTAAACCTCGTGAGTTTTTGATAGCGCCGCCCATGCGCAAAAAAAGGGCTAGGAAGTCAAAACCGCTCACGAACGGCAGGGGCATTACTGCTACCCTCTTCCTAACCCAATATGTGCGTGAATATACCACGCTATATGGCATAGAAAAAGCCATTGACAAACGGAATGGCGACCGTCGTGAGGAGATTTTGAAGCTCCGTACAACCAGAACGCCACAAAACGGCGGAAATGTCAAGCGCGGGGGGGGCTCTATGAGTGACGTTTTAGGCGCGGTGTACGACTTTCTGACAACCTGCCTTTCCCCGGCCCCGGAACATGTCGTGCGCGGTTGGGGAAATCGGGCGGCCCTGCCGGACAGCAACGAATTTGTGGTGCTCACGCTCATCGGGGCGGCCCGGCGCGGTACCAATGTCCGGCAATGGAAGATGCCCGCCAATCAGGCTCCGGGCCTCGATCTGAACCTTGCCATGCTTACTGTGTACGACGTGCAGGCGGACTTTTGCGGGCAGGATGAGGAACGCGTTTCCCGCATGGCGTCGCAATTCGTCATTCTCGGTCGTGACGCTGTGGCCGTGGATTTCTTTCGGCCCTACGGCCTTTCCGCGCTCCATGCCGATGACCCCCGCGCCCTGCCGTTCACCAACGACCAGAACCAGTGGCAGACACGGTACAGCGTGACGCTTCACCTTGCCGGGTGGGCGGATGTCGACGTCAATGTCGATGCGTTCGACAAGGTTCATATCACACTTGAAAATGTGGATGTTCATCATCCCGTTACCCGTTAGGAGTTGAAAACATGCCTATTCCCGCATCACAAATCGTCACCGTCAATCCCCGGCTGCTGACGCCGGGCGGCAACGACCTCGAATTCAACGGACTGCTGCTTTCCGCGTCAGAGCTTATACCTTCGTCTCAACTGGCCCTTCCGTTTCCGGATGCGGACAGCGTGGGGGAGTATTTCGGGCTTGAGTCCTCCGAATATCAGGCCGCGGCCATTTACTTTCAGGGGTACAACAATTCCTTCACAAAACCCCGCGCCTTCTATGTGGGCCGGCGTGTGGCCGAAGATGCCGCGCCCTTTGTCCGGGGCGGAGCATTCAATGCTCTTCCATCCGTGACCCTGGCCGCATTGAAGGAAGTGCGGGATGGCGGCATGTCTCTGACATTGGGCAGCCATGCGGGCGCGCTGGGCAGTCTGGATTTCTCCGGCGCTTCCGCCCTGTCCGATGTCGCACAGATTCTCCAGACTGCGATTCGCGCTGTCTCTGCCGGGGGGGAAGCATGGACGGCAGCCACCGTGACCTATTCCAGCCTGTTTGATGCCTTCACCATCACCGGCGGGGCCGCCGGCGCGGAAGAAGGCGTGGACTATGCCGCAGCCCCGGCATCCGGCACGGATGTTTCCGCCCTTCTGCTGCTGACGAAGGCCGCCGGAGCGGTGCTTTCCCCGGGGATGGACGCCATGACCCCGGCCGAGAACATGGAGGCCATACTTGACCTGACCGAGAACTTCGTCTGTTTCACCACGGTCACGCAGCCCACGCAGGCCGATGCGCTGGCCTTCGCGCAGTGGGCATCAGGAAAAGGCGTCAACTACCTGTATATCTATTGGGATAATGACCCGGCTCTGCTCCAGGCGGGCAGCACATCCACCATCGCCGCCGCCCTCAGGCAAGCCAACGTGGGCGCTGCCTGCGGCGTCTGGGACAATCTGGCCTGTGCCGCCCTGATTATGGGGACTGCGGCAAGCATCGACTGGAACCGCCGCAACGGCACCATTACCTTTGCCTTCAAGGCACAGGACGGCGTGCCCGCCAACGTGACCAGGGGAACTGATGCAGTCAGTCTGGAAGCGCAGGGCATGAACTTCATGGGCGACTACGCCACGCGCAACGACCAGTTCATTTTCCTGTATCCGGGGCAGATGTTCGGTTCGTGGAAATGGATAGACACCTATCTCAACGCGGTGTGGCTGAACAACGCGCTTCAGGTGGCCTGCATGAACGGCTTTCGGCAGACCCCGCGCGTTCCCTATAATCAGGAGGGCTATACATTACTCAAGTCGTGGTGCCTCGATCCCATCAACCGGGCGTTGTATTCCGGTGTCATCGACACGGGAGTCGCCTTGTCCGAATCGCAGAAATCCCAGCTTGTACGCGAAGCAGGACGCGATATTTCCAGCGAGCTGAGCAACGACGGCTATGTCCTGCAGATAGGGGGAGATCCGGACGATACCTCCGACGATTCCGGCGAGGCCGCTGCGCGGCAGAGCAGGGAAAGCCCCGAGGCAAGTCTCTGGTACACGTACGGCGGTTCGGTTCACAAACTCGACCTTGCCAGCACCGTACTTGCGTAACCCCCTGTCCTCACAGATGACATAAGGAGAAAATCATGAGCTATCCCCTTGGAGACATTACCAGCGCCAATGCTACCCTGGTGCTGATCGTCGACGGGCTGTTCCCGGCGGGAATACGCCTTCAACAGTTCGCCACGGATCAGAGCTACAGCCAGGATGAACTTGCGATAGCCGAAGATCGCATGGGCGTGGACGGCGGCCTGGTAGCGGGATGGGTGCCCAGCATCAAGCCCGTGACCATCATGCTTGAGGCGTCCAGTCCCAGTTATGCGGCGTTGTCCCAACTGTTCCGCGCCTGCGAGCGCAAACGGGGCATCTATGAATGTTCGCTGATAGCCAGTGTGCCAAGCATCAACAAGACCTTTACCTGGACAGGCGGCGTCCTGAAATCGGGAACTCCGGTGCCGTCCGCCAAAAAGGTGCTGGACCCCACAACGTGGAAATTTGATTTCGCCAACCTCACCATCACCGATGCCGCCGTGTAGGAGTGCCCATGCGCAAGGAAAAAACCATTGTCATTGACGACAGAGGCAGGAGCCTCACGTTCAAAATCAGAGAAATGTCGGCCCTCCGACTGGAAAGCTGGATTGCGCGGGCGGGCATTCTGCTGGCGGCTACCGGCATTCTGGATGAGACAAAGGCCGACGTGCGCAACGTGGGCGATATTGCGGCGGGCGTTGCCCGTGCTGTGGGTGAGTCCGGCATCTCCGCCCTGGGCAGACTCGACTACGACAAGGCCCGCCCTCTGCTGGATGAACTGCTGTCCTGCTGTTCCCGTGTGGATGCGGGTGTGGAGCAGCCGCTGACTCCCGATGTGCTGGAAGGATTTATCGAGGACGTGCGCACCCTGTTCACGCTGCGCAAGGAAGCTCTTGCGCTCAATTTCGGTTTTTTCGCACAAGGCGGCCCGTCCGCCTCCGTCAAAGATGGTCCGGCCCCCCAGCCGGATACGCTGAAACCCAGAATATCAGTCCGCTCACGGCGTTGATTGCGGGGGAGCGGCTGGCGACGCTCAAGGAACTGGAGACGTGGTACAGCTACGAGGATGCCCTGAACATGGCCGAAATCATACAGGTTCGACATTACAATGAGCGGGTGGCCGCTGATGCGGCCCGCAGTGGAAGGTGACGCATGGAAGTTGATTCTCTTGTCGTTTCTCTCGGTCTGGATTCGCAGGATTTCCGGGCGGCGCTGAATCAGGTGCTGGCCATGTTGCACAATCTGGATCAGGGACTGCGGGATTTCGCCCAGGGCTTTGCCGAAGGATGTGAAGATGCTCTGAACGAGGCGCGGCAGTCCGCCAACGGAGCAGCGCGGGAAGTGGGACAAGCCGCACGGGAAGGTCAGAGAATGGGACAGGCGTTCCGGCAGGCGGGGGAAACAGGTTCACAGGGGGTGAACCGTCTTGCCGATACCACAGGCCGGGCGGCGCAAAGAGCCAGAGACGCCGGAAACTCCATGCAGAATCTGGGCCGCCGGTGGGGCTTCTTCCTCCAGGGCATTGTCACCCGCTTTGCCGCGCCCATGGCCGGAGCCCTGAGCGTGGGGGCGATAGTGGGCAGCTATCTTTCCGGCGTGTCCCAGGCGGCGCAGATGTATGGCCGCTGGACGCCGCAGATGGAGGAATGGCGCAAAAAGCAGGAACTGCTCTCCCGTGTCAACCGGGAGGACATTGAGCTGTATCGCAAGGGCAAGCTGGCCCTGATGGATTTCCAGTTCGCCATGGCCGGTCTCTCCACCACCATCATGCGCGCATTGTCTCCGGCCATCCGCGCAGGGATTGAGCTGCTGCATCAGGTGGCGGACTGGGTACGCCGGAATGAACCCAACATCATCCGCTTTGTCACCGTTCTGGCGGGAACGATAACAGCGGTGCTGCTTCCCGCCTTCGTCAAGCTTGGCGCGGCCATGCTGGCCAACCCTCTCACATGGATCATCGCGGGCATTGTCGCGCTGGCCATCGCCGTTGACGATCTGGTGATCTACATCCGGGGCGGAGAATCGGCTTTTGGAGATTTCTGGGCCATATTCGGGACAGGAGAGGAAATTGCCGAAAGTCTGGGCGCCGCATGGGAATGGCTGAAAGAAACAGGCGTGGCCGTATGGGAAACGCTGTCTTCCAGCGCAAAGACATTTTTTGGATTTTTTGAAGGGGCCATTGAACCGCTGAAACAAATTCTGACAGGTTTCATCGGCTTCATAAAGGCATTGTTCTCCGGCTCATGGAAGGAGGCAGGGCAGGAGTTACGCAATGTTTTTGACGGTGTGGCAAAGTTTTTCAAGGCGTTGTGGGATGGTATCATCAATGCTGTCAAGGCCGCCATTCAAAAAATATTGGATATGCTCCCGTCATGGGAAGGGATAAAATCCGGCGCATCCAGCCTGTGGGAGGGGGGCAGGGAATTTTTCGGAGGGCTGTTCGGCGAGAGCGGGCAGCCGGAATCAACATCTCCCGCATCAGATGCGTCAGCGGCTCTCGTAATCCCTGCCTATGCCCCACTGCAAAACCCTGTGCCGCCTGCCGGTGAACTGACGGCTCTTGCCGTCCCGCCCTCCGTTTCCACCTCCAACCGCAACACCGAAATCAGCAGCCAGACGCATATCAACCAACTGAATATGTACACCCAGGCCACGGACGCGGAAGGCATCGTCCGCGACATTCAGGGCGAGCTTGACCGCAACCCGCTGATACCGGGCGTCAACGCCGCCGACGGTGGGGTGTACTGATGTCACAGCTCATTGTCGCCGCATCCACCCTTGATTCATGGTTCAACAAATCCGGTAACCGCTGGCTTCTGGCCGATGAAAACGGCCTGCCTGTGGTGGCCTTCACCTCCTTTTTGTCGGCGGATATCCGTAACGAGAGCAAAGTCGTCTCCGCGCCGGTGGAGGAAGGAAGTTTCGCCACCTACAATAAGGTTGCCACACCACTGGAAGTCAGTGTGACACTGGGCATACAGGGAGATGACTCTACATTGCAGGATGCCCTCGACACGCTGACCACGCTTCAGGCGGGCACACAGCTTGTCAGCCTGGTGACGCCCAATGCGGAATACCCGGACTTGAATCTGGAAGGCTTCAACTACAGCCGCAAGCGGGAGAACGGGCTGGGAGTGCTGTTTGTGGAGCTTTCCCTGCTGGAGGTCAGGCAGGTCAGGGCACAGTACACCAACGCCAAACTTGCGCCCAGACGTGAACGCGGAAAGGTGCAGACGAAAGAGCGATCCATGGCAACAATTTTTGGCCTATAACAAGGAAGCATATCCTATGCTGGAAATCCCCCTGGAAGCCTGTCAGAACCAGTCCTTCATGGTGACCCTGAATGAACAGGACTGCACCATTGCCCTGTACCAGCGCAACAGCCGTCTTTATCTGGACCTGAGTGTGGAGGGGGCTGTCGTGCGGCAGGGCGCGGTCTGCCTTCCGCAAGTGGGAATTGTGGGAGATGTTCCGGGCTTTGCAGGCGAATTGTTCATGATCGATTTGCGAACGCAGCCGGAAAAACAGCAGCCGCCCCAATGGGAAGGTCTGGGCACACGCTGGAAGCTTTTTTATCTCTTTCCGGAGGAAGTGCTGGTTTTGCGGGAAAACGCCGCACAGGAGGCGCTCGATGGCTGACGCCTCTTTTGTTCCGCGCCTTCTGGAAGTGCATGTAACCTTGCGGGCACGAGAGTTCCGGGAAGGGAGCAACACCAAAATCATGACCGGCATTCCCATCAGGGCACGTATCGAAAAGACAGGGCCGCCGGATTTCAACAGGGCATCCGTCAGCCTGCGCGGATTGCGGCTGGAAGACATGGACAAGATGTCCACATTGGCCTTTCGGCCCATGTTCCGGGCGCGGGATTTTGTCACCATCCATGCAGGCAACGAGCGTGACGGAATGCACGTTGCCTTTTCCGGAGAAATCACCAATGCCGCCGCGGATTTCAACGCCTCTCCCGATGTGGCGTTCAAAATCGAGGCCATGACGGGTTATTTCGGCAACATCACCCCGGCGGGGCCGACGGCGATTCAGGGCGCGCAGCCTGTGGCGGATTTCATTGCCATGCAGGCAAAGGCCATGGGGTACGAATTTCGCAATGAGGGGGTGACCGCGCGGATTTCCAATGCCGTGTTCAACGGTTCGCCCATGGCTCAGGCGCGGTCAGCCGCAAGGCAGGCAGGCATTGAGCTGCTGCTGGATGACGGAGTTCTGACCATTTGCCCGCGCGGAGGTGAAGGAAAACAGGGGAATGCCGTGCTGCTCAACAAGTCTACAGGTCTTCTGGGCTACCCCGTTCTTTCCAGCGAAGGCGTGGAAGTGAAGAGCCTGTATAATCCGGCGTTTCGGCTCGGCAAGCTGATACGGCTTGAAAGCATCGTGCCCAGGGCATCGGGGACATGGCGCATCATCAAACTGGCGCACGAACTGGAGGCATTCAATCCCTCGGGCGGCCCGTGGCAGAGTACCATGACCACTTTCTATCCGGCCATGAGCGGAGCGGGGGGGAAGATATGAGTCTTTCACCGGTAATGATAGCGGCAGGAAACAACATACAGCGTTTCTCCCGCTATCCTGTAGACGAGGCGATGCTCCATGTCGATGCGGCGCGACCAGTATCCGGAAAGACTGTGTTTCAGCGGTTCAGGTTTGCCCAGGCCGCTGTAGGGCGTCTGCATGACGCTTTGCAGCAGACGCTGAATTTTCGCCGTGCGGGACGGATCCACACGGTTCCAATGCGCGATGTCTTCCTTCGCCTGATCAGAAAGCTCAATATTCACAGGGCGCTCAACTCTTCAAGCGTGACTCGCGTCGTGTTTCCGGATTCAATATCCGCTATGCCCTTTCGCAAATGTTCCGCGTTGGCCGGATTGCCGAGCAGATACATGGTTTCCTGCATGCTGTTGAAGTCTTCCAGGCTCATCATGACTACCGGCGCGGCTTTCTGGCGGGTGATAATCACGATGTCACGCCTGTTGACCACGCTGTCCATGGTCGCGGCCAGATTTTGGCGGGCCTCAGTGTATGAAATGGTATTCATGCGTTGTTCCTTTTGGGGCACTCTATTTTCTGTACAGAAATCTGTCAATACGGGGCACAACAACAAAAAGGCCGCCCCTTTCAGGACGGCCCGCAGAGGTCAGAGGAAAAGGTTGAACCATGGCCAATAACGAAAACCGCAGCCTGCGGGACGACTTCACCAACGCCAGCGCATACAACCAGCTTGAGTTCATCATCGAGCGCAAAATCCGCGAGATGATCAACACTTCGGCGCTGGTGCGGGTGGATTCCTGCACGTCCGACGGGCCGAACTCTCCTGCCGGAACGGTATCCGCCACGCCGCTTGTCAGTCAGGTGGACGCCGAAGGCAACGCCCTGCCCATGGTTGCGCTTCCGCGCATGCCGCACCAGCGTTTGCAGGCGGGCATCGCGGCAATCATTCTTGATCCGGTGCCCGGCGATATCGGCGTGGCGTCCTTCTGCAAATCCGATTCATCAACGGTTCAGCCGGGCACCAAAGAACCTCAGCGGCCCGGAAGCTGGCGCGTGTTCGACATGGCGGACGGCATGCTGGTGGCGTCCGTCAGCAATCAGGCTCCGGAAGTCTGGATTGAGCTGAAACAGGACAAAACCATCATTATCCACGCGCCGCAGGGAGTAACCATCGAGACAGATGAAACCGTAACCGTGAATGCGCAAAAACTGGAAGTAAACGCCTCGCAGCAGGTGGATTTGAACACGCCGCTCGTCAATGTGGCCGGACGCATTCTGCAGGCCGGAAGCATGGGCTCCGGCGGGCCGTCCGAGTTTCACGGCGGTTTGTCCAATACGGGCGGGCAGGTCACGTCCAACGGCGTCACGCTGGAAACACACACGCATACCGGTGTCGAGCCGGGCAGCGGCAACACAGGAAGACCACAATGAGTCAGAACACCCCATTGCCTGAAAATCTGAATACGGAACTGGAAGCGGATGTTTATCGGGCGGTCAGGGCCGCTCGGGATTCCGCCCCTGAAAACCTTTTTACCGAAATTGAAAAGCAGGTCTATAACGCCATACAGGCCGCCGGCGGTACGGGAGGCGGCGGTGGGGGAGGAACTGCCGCAACAATTCGGGTAGGCACCACAACCACCCTCCTTCCCGGCAGTGAGGCCACGGTAACCAACTCCGGCACCAGCAGTGCGGCAGTGTTCAACTTCGGGATTCCGGCCGGGGAAAAGGGAAAGCCGGGCGAGGCCGGCCCGGAAGGGCCTGCAGGCCCGCAAGGAGAGCAGGGCCCGCAGGGGGAAGCCGGCCCGGCGGGGGCTCAGGGGCCTCAAGGCCCGGCCGGCGCTGACGGAAAGGATGGTGTGGCTGCGACGATCACTATCGGCTCGGTGACGACCGGTGAGCCCGGATCGGATGCGGTTGTTACCAATTCCGGTACGCCTACAGACGCGATATTGAATTTTAAAATTCCCCGGGGGGAAAGTGGCGGCAGCGGGTCATTGCCGGGAAATTTCATGGTGATTACGCCCGAGAATACAACATGGGTTGACCTGGAAAATACAACGGCAACAGCAGATGCGGCGCTCCCCAACCCCGCCCTGTGCGGCGGGGAATACGAGTTGACCAGCCCTTACGGAAACAAACTCGTCCTGTGCGATATACTTATCAAGGAGGCAGGACAGTGGGTTTACCAAACCCCCCAGACCTACAATGCGCAGGGAGGAACACTGGGCGCAACTGCTTTCGGCCCCGGAGACGGGAAGATACATGTCTGTGTCGCCCCAAACTATATGCATTTCTCGTCAGCAGAGGGTAAAGGCTCTCGTGCGCCCAATTTGTCTGTAAGTTCCAACAGCAGCGGGGCTGAAATAGTTGTTCTTTGTCATCCGGCATAGGGGGTATTATCCATGGAAAAAGTTTTCATTCATGATGGCAGAGTTGCCATTTATTGCAATTCAAATGTCATGGAAAATCTTCTGCGAAAACGTGGAGACAGGGAGCTTTCTGTTCAGGAATGTATTGATTATGGAATATCTGGGAAGGAAAAATGGGTAACGCCACAGAATACAGTCGTCAACGAAGACGGCAGTATTGTTTTTACGCCGCCTGCATATGAGGAAATGCTTGCACCCGTCAGAGAAGACAAAATCAGATGTTTTGACAATGCCATGGATGAGATTGACGGGCAGCTTGTCCGCTCAATTTCCGACCTTATGGTCGCCATGCTTGTTCCTGCACCGATTGATGCGACGCCTGACGAGAACACGCTGGAAAAAAGCCGGAACGTCCTGGTGAGTCTGTGGAGGGCGCAGGAACAGAACCGCGCCCTTCGTGCGCAGGTGCAGACGGCGCAGAGCGTGGAAGAGGTGCAGGGCATTGAGCCGGTTACAGTCGACAAGGGCAAGCTGACTGCAACGTTTTGAATCATAAGGGAACCATATGGCCGGGTATACTCTGCTTCTCAGTTCGGAATGGGATCTGACGCTGGACAGCGGCGGCAACATCGCCACTGCACAGGACAGCTACGGCATAGCCCAGAACGTGGCCAACGCGGTGCGTCTTTTTACGCGTGATGCCTATTACGACCCTGAGCGGGGTGTCCCCCATTTCCTCATTGACCTGGGCGTGACGCCGGACATGAGCGTGGTGCGCAGCCGTATCCGGAGGGCGGCGCTGGCCGTGGACGGCGTTACTGATGCGAACGTGGAGATTACCAGCATTACGGACAGGGTTATGGGGGGAACCATCGCTTTGACCACAGAGACGGGAGATATCGTCGATGTTGCATTTTGATCCGCAAACCGGACTTTACCCGGATGAAATTGAAACCGTGCGCGAGGCTGTGCGGGAGGACTGGGTTCTTGCCTTCCGCAAGGATGGACTTCCCGACCTGAACACAGAGCCGGAAACTCCCGCCGGGCAGCTCATCGACAGCCAGACGGCGGCCATTGCGGACAAGGACAGTGAAGTCCTGTATCTGGCGCAGCAGTTCAACCCCTTGACGGCGGAGGGAATCTGGCAGGATGCGCTGGGAGAGATTTATTTCCTCAAGCGCAAGCCGGCCACATCTTCGACTGCCGTTTGTGTCTGCACGGGACTTGCCGGAACCGTCATCAAGGCCGGGTCCGTCATTAAATCCACAGAAGACAACTCGGAATGGGTCTGTGCCGCGACTGTAACCATCCCGCAGGGGCAAAGCAGCGTGCAGGCCATGTTTACAGCCTCCCAACCGGGACCGGTTACGGCATCTCCCGATACCTTGACCCGAATCGTCACTGTAACGCCGGGCTGGGATGCCGTCACCAATCCGGCGGCAGCGGTCACAGGCTCCGCGCAGGAGACTCAGGCCGCCTTTGAGAACCGCCGCTATAACAGCGTGGCGGCCAATGCGCGCGGCAGCGTCAATGCGCTGTACGGTACCATCGCCAATCTGGATGGCGTGCTGGATGTGCTGGTACTGGAAAACACCACCAGCGAACCAAGGCAGGAATGGGGCGTCACCATACCCGGACACAGCGTATGGATATCCGTGGTTGGTGGAGAAAATGACGATATCGCGGAAGCCGTCTACCGCAAAAAAGACGCAGGATGCGGCACTGCCGGGAATACGCAGGTGACGTATCAGGATACCGGTCTGCCCTGGCAGCCCATCTATACTTACAGTATCGAACGTCCCGCGCCGCTGGCCTTCGGCGTGCGCGTCACCATTCGCAAAACCGGTTCCACGGCCAACGACATCACGGAAAAAATCAGGGCGGCCATACTTGCCGATTTCAACGGTGAAGGTTCCGGGGCGCTGCGCGTGGGCATGGCGCAGAATGTCTATGCCTCCCGCTTTTACTGTCCCGTGCTGGGCGTCGGCGTGCAGGATTTGCAGAGCATCGAAATCGCGGCTCCGCTGAGCGGGGGACAATGGGCGGACAGAGTGACCGTCAATGCCGATCAGGAGCCGGTGCTGGATGCCGACGATATCACGATCATCATTCTGGAGGATTGAGTCATGCTGCAACCCGGTGAAACCGTACAAAGCCAATATGCGGCCAGTCCCGTTATCCGGGCGTTGGCGGAATCGGCCCGAATACGCATCGCGCCGGATGCCGATATCGAACTGTTCTACCGATCCGTTTTCAATATCGCCACGGCGTCAGGCGCGGGACTGGATATCTGGGGCCGTATTCTGGGAATCGGACGGAAGGTGGATATAACCGAACTGACCGACTTTTTCGGCTTTTACGGGAGTGACAACGAACCCTTTGACCAGGCTCCGTTCTGGAACGGTGCCAATCAGCCTGACGGCGTGTATGAACTGTCCGATGAGGCATATCGTCAGCTTTTGCTCTGGAAAGCCATGGCGAATATTTCGGCGGCGGATGCCGCATCCCTGAACAATCTTTTGCAGGGCCTGTTTCCGGGACGCAATATCGTTGTGTATGAAACGGGCGTCATGGCGTTGGAGCTGTTTCTGTATTTTCCGCTGGAACCGTGGGAACGCACCATCCTGAAAAATTATGGTCTGATTGCCAAAGGCGCGGGCGTGGAACTGAACTGGGTGGAAATTCCCTATCCTGTTTTCGGCTTCAATGAGGCTGGATATGATCCTTTTAACTCCGAACCGTTCTGGGACGGAAGCCCCCGTTAGGAGGTATGTTCATGATTCCTGTTACTCCTGTTGTCATTCCTGAACCGTTTGCCGAAAACGGCGCCAAAAACACCATTCCCGACCAAAGTCCCGGCGGCACCGAGCCCAACGCATCATGGAATACGGGCTTTCCGCCCATTACCATGATCAACCGGCAGGCAGGGGGCAAGCCGCCCCTCGGGGCCGATTTCAACGGTATTCTGAATGCCCTGAGTCAGCATGCGTTTTTCACCCAGTCCGGCTGCATATTTCCCTGGCGTGGGAGCGAGGACGACTTTCCGGGGCTGAATTATCTGGTGGGCGCACATGTGCTGGGGGCGGACATGAAGGAATATATCGCCGTTCAGCCGTCCGGTCCGGATATCCCTGCTTCCGGCGGCGGATACGTCGGCCCCCGGGACCCCACCACGGACAGCGACCGCACCTGGTGGCGGCCTGCCGTGACCGGGGGCGACCTGCCCGAGTTCGACGGCACGACCATCAAGCTCATCAACGGCAAGTACGGTGTGCCGGAGTTCACCGCCCCCACAGCCAGCGCGCCGGGCACAGCCGGGCTGGTGCCGGGGCCGGAAGCGACGCCGTTGCAGGTACAGCCCTTGCGGGTTATGGGGCCTAACGCCGAATGGAACGTATTGCGGCAGGGATCGTTCGACGTGTCGTGGGACGAGGCGAACTCGAAAAAAATTGTCCTTGGCGCAAAATATGTACAGGCCGGAACCAGCGTGGACGCCATACCGTATCCCGGGGATTTTTATTGCGACGCATGGAACGTGCCCGGCATCTCGGAGGCCCTTACCGGAGTTCTCATACGGCGAGACCCGGGGACGTACGGCATGGAGGAGGAAAGCGTCAGAAGCTCGTTCGAGATATTGTACGATCTGTCGTTTGACGCCATACGCTTCCGCAAGACGACAGGCGGTTTTGCTGCCGGGGGCGCATATACATGGTCAGACTGGGATACGCTGCTCGAAAAGAGTTCAGCGGCGCCGGTGCCCACGGCATCAGACGGCGTGGGACAATGGATTGCGTTGCAAGCAACGTCATCCGGTTTTGCTGCTCTCCCACAGGGGGGCACGTGGGCATGCTATTTCAGCGGCAACGGCCCGTTGACCAATGCTGCCAAAGCCGGAGGCGTGGTTATCCTGCCCGGAGGAAGCACGCCCAGTTTCGGGACATATCAGTGGGGCAGTTATAATAATGTCGCCCCCGAAGCGGTACTCGCATGGAGAATAGCATAATGATCGACTGGCAGTCTTTTCCCGTCACCCGGCGCGCGGATGGTTCCTATGTTATTGTTTATAATGGTTTGCCCTACCACGTTCCCGATTCCGGCAAGTGGCGCGACCTCTGGGCCGAAGTCGACGCCTGGGCGCAAGCTCACCCAGAACAGGTGACAGAAGAACCTGCGCCGCCCGTGCCCACGGAAGAGGAACTGCTGGCCCGTGCCAAGGCGATAAAAACGGCGGAGCTTGACCGGGCCATGGCCGATATCGACGCGGAACTCATCCGCTCGACGACCGACATTGTGGCCGCCATGCTCACCCCCGCGACGCCGGCGGCTGATAATGACGCCGTCAGCGCCCTGAGCGCCGACGATCTGGAGCAGAGCAAGGCCGTCTTCACAAAGCTGCGGACAATACAGGCGCAGAACCGCGCCCTGCGTGCGCAGGTGGCAGCAGCGGAAACCGTTGAAGAGGTGCAGGCCGTGGAGCCTGTCACGGTAGACAGGGCCGCGCGGCACCGACTCCGGCCATGAGGCTCTGTATCTTCCTGAGCGCGTCCTTCCGGCCTGTGTGCATGTCGGTGGGGAAATCCGTGCGGAAGGCGAACTCGGGCGCGGGAGAAAGGGCAGGCGTAGCGGAAGGGAGAGCCTGCTTTCCTTCGGTTACGTCCAGTTGCGTGAGGTAGGCCACGGCCTCGGACATGCGGGACTGCGGAAGCTGGCAATACTTCGCCAGCCGGAAATGGTTGTTGAAGCGGCTCCACGTTTTCGGGTACAGCCCGCCGCGCTGTTCTCTGGGCAGGGCTTCAACCTTCGCTCTGACTATGGCCTGCAACGTGCATTGCTGGTCCGGGGTGAGGGGAGCATCGGGGG